CAGGTAGTGTCCCGGTATAACAATTTGGCATCGACCGTTAATGCAATACCGCCACAATCGGTCTTAAATGCCATGGCGCACCTCTTCACAGGACTCCGTGAAATATCGCAAGCGGAAGTTCTTCCATCTTGCGCGCTTAATTTCCGCATCCATTCCGGGAGAAATCCGGTCACCGAACACCCAAACCTCGGCACACTTGCTCAAAAGGACCATTCCGAAGAACAAACCCAGCTGGCGTTCCTTTGGGTTTTCGTCATTCATAAACTGGGGAAACAGCAGGTGCGGTGCAATCGGGATACACCCGCTGTCCACAGCGAACCGGCTATATCTTCGAGCATTTTCGACATTTTTCGACACATCCCCAGCATAGGGGGAGCAGATGTACACGATCGGACGATATACCCGGAGCGTGCGTTCTTCTTGCTCAATATTGGATAGTGCTTCATATGCGGTGGGATCGTAGTACCGCTCCGCATTCAATTTGCTTATACTCATAGGATTTACCTCGTTAGTCTTTCTTGTAAAAATCTGTTTCATAACCGTCTGCCCGGAGCTGTAATCCTTCAGCCCAGGGGGGAGTTCGACCCATCTGTTCGCACACAGCATCCATCGACATCCGGCGATCAGCTTCAATGACTACCTCGTCGTGTATGTGCATTACGATGGAGCAGTGGCGGAGCGTAGTCATTGCGTAGCAGAGGATATCTCTTGCTGTAGCCTGGACGATATTCTCCACAAACTTAGGACCATAGCTATTCAGCCGTTCCCATTTCTTTGTGCTGCCCACTCCCTCATAGGTGATACACTCACCACCAAACTGGTTCTCACCGATCTTCGGCTTTACATAGGCCAGCCGTCTGCCGGAGGGGAGCGTGATGAACAACATTCCGCTTTTGTAAGTGAAGGTTATGCCGTGGGTTTCCGTTTGGTAGCGGTATCGCACCGCATCCATTGCTGCACGATCCACATCCCACCAAAGCTGTGTGATGAAGGGGTTAGCATCTCGCCACGCTTGAACCAGGGGCTGTAATTCATCTTCTGACAGACCCATTTCCAAAGCGCCCATAGCTTTTAGGGCACCAACCGAGCCACCATAACCAAGAGCCAATTCTGCAATTTTTCCTTTTTGCCGGAGATGTCCGTTTACACCATGTTTCTCAACCGGGACTCCAAACATCTGCGATGCAGAAGCACAGTAGATATCCTTGCCTTCCGCAAAGACCTGCTGTCTCCATTCCTCACCAGCAAGCCACGCAATGACACGGGCTTCGATGGCAGAGAAGTCAGCAACGATAAATTTGCGTCCATCTTGGGGAACAAATGCGGTGCGGATCAGCTGGGAAAGTGTATCCGGCACATCTTCGTAGAGCATCTCCACAGCTTCAAAATCACCGCAGCGAACAAGCCCTCGTGCTTCCGCAAGATCCACCAAATGGTTCTGTGGAAGGTTCTGCATTTGAATGATGCGACCAGCCCATCTACCGGTACGGTTGGCACCATAGAACTGGAACATTCCTCTGGCACGACCATCTGCGCAGACAGCGGTCTCCATAGCCTGGTATTTCTTTACCGAGGATTTGGCAAGTTGCTGGCGAAGGGACAACGCTCTGTGCAATTCCGGTGGGGCAGTTTTCAGCATTTCCGCCACAGCCTTTTTGCCAAGAGTCTCCGTTTCCAAACCGTTAAGGGAGAGCCAGTTTCGCATCTGCTGCACAGAATTGGGATTCTCCAATGCGGTTAGGTCCTTCATAGCTTGGGTTAGCTCTGCACGGGATCGACCGTCCATTAAGATAGCTTGTCGCGCCAGTTCCATATCCAAGCCAACGCCACGATCGTTGATCTCCTGGTCAATGTGGTATTCGTCCCACACACTTTCCAGCACAGGATATTTGGCAAGCCGGTCCTGGATCGCAATTTCCGTTTCCACATCTCGTATGTTGTATTTCTTAAACGCCAGCCATTTATCTGGAGCGTGGCGGGGTAGATTCCGCGTCCGCTGCCCATTCGTCTTTGTAGGCGCACAGGGCTGACAGAAATACTTGATGAGTTCTTTGCCCTCGGTCAGCTTTTGCTTCTCAAGTCCCAGCACGGCACCAACACCTTCCAGCGAAAGGGGCAAGCCCATCGTTGCTGCCCATACCATTGAGCAACGCCAGGAACTCGGCTCTAAATAGTTTCCAGTTGGATACTTCAAATACTGGGACAGACAGATCCGTTCAAAGGAAGCGTTGAATGCCCACTTGATAACGGAGTCATCTTCCAAGGCAGCCAGTACATCCGGTGGGATCTGCTCACCGCAAGCAAGGTCTACGACCTTCACCGGGCCGGCATCTGCGCTGTAAGAAAACAGCAAAATCTCAAATTCCGGGGATTCTACATAGCGGTACACCCCGCACTTGTTCAGCGGTTGATCGCTGTAGGTCTCAATATCAATTGATAGCGTTTTCATAAGTACCGACCTTTCTTACCCATAGAGGGTGGCAGATTGCTCCGCCACCCAAGGGCAGTTAATTAGTTGAGGAAATCGTCCTCATCGTCGGTTGCGAAGTCGGACTCGGCGCTTGCCTTGCCACCTAAAGGCTCACCGGCACGGATCAGCTGAAGATTATTCAGACCGCAGGCGATGCCCTTGTTTCCGTTGGAGTTGAAGGCATAGAAGTTGATGCTGGCACGGCCATACACACCGGAGTAGACCTCGGAACGGGTCAGCACGGGGTTGCGATCCGCATCCACAATGCCGGGGGCGTTGGGAGAGTTTGCGTTGACAAAGTAGGCATTGGCATAGGCGGGATCGTCGGGTCTCTCCACATCGCCATCACGCAGAGGGTTCTTGATGGCAGCCAGAGGGGGTACGGACTTGCCGTTGCCCTTCAGCTTTGCCTGACCTTCCTGGTAGGCGGCTTCGATGGCAGCCTTGATCTTGGCAATGGTCTTGGTGTCGGACTTGGGAATGATGAGGCTGACACTATACTTGGGAGTGCTGCCGTTGATGGACTTAGGCTCCCACACATTGGCATAAGACCAACGAGTATCGGGACCGGTGATGACCTTCATAGGGTTGTTTACTTTCGTTGCATTGGTAGACATTTCTTAATCCTCCATAAAATCAGTTTTGGCTGTGTTGATTGCCGGCCGTTTGTCGGTTTCCGGCACTAATGTGGGTTTGCCTTGCGGCTTTTCAATGTAGGGGGCAAGTAGTTCATCGAACCGAGCCTTACCCAGTAGCTTCTGCATTGCAGTGACACCGAGAAGCTTCTTCTCATAGGGATCAAAGCCTGCATCTGCCACAGCAGTTGCGACCGCTTCATCGCTGGTGTACTTACGATTGGATCTGCCTTCTACCAGCTTCCAGCCGATCCATTCCTTACCACTGATTGCTTGCTGGAGCGCAAACTCCTTGACATCGGTTGCCCAGGAAATGAGGGCATCCACCTTGGACAAGATCTCTGCAATCTCTGCATCCTCCAGCAGCACCGGAGGCTGGAAATCATATCGGGCAAGTTCCATATTGGCATTTGCCCGTTCCCGGCATTCAGCTTTCGCTTTGCAGAACCGGCACCACTCACCACAGTGGAAATCTCCGGTGCCGGCATAAGCCATTTCTGCCTTTTCGTACAGATCCGTATCTGCCCAGCGGTATAGGGTTTTCGTATCCATTTCGGATACGCTAACATTTGCCTTGCGGGGCTGGAAAATGGTCATCTGGACATTCTCAATGTCATAAATGCCATCGAAGATCTCCAGCGCACCCAATGCATAAAGCCTCATCTGCGGGTTTTCTTCTGCACTGACTTCGACACCCTTGCCGTGCTTGTAGTCGACAATGTTCAGCACACCATCAGCAATGATGATGCAGTCAGCAGTGCCGAAGCCTTCCTTGACCCAACGGGAGAAGTTCACCCGCTGTTCGATCAGTACCACGGGATCGGCGCAAGTCTGCTTTGCAATTTCCAGCAGCTCCATCACATAGGCGGCATACGCACAGGCACACTCTTCCATCTCCTCGTTGTACCAGCCGAGATCCTCTGTAGGGTCCTTTGCAGGGATACCCAAGGCTTTCTTCAGCTTGTACTCGCAGAGGGTGTGTGCATCGGTGCCTTCGGCGGCAAAGTCGCTGCCTTTGTCCTCGTAGTTCTCACAGAGTCGTGCCGAGGGGGTGCAGTGTAACCACCGGTCAGAAGAGGAAGCGGATAGTACCGCGTGCCTAGTTGCCATTGCCCAGCACCTCCACTTCTGCAAGCACGGCTTGGTAGTGGGCAGGATCAAGCTGCGACAGCTTGGAAGCACCATACTTTTCCAGCAGGGTACGGATTTGAGCAGTGAAGCCATTCCGGGATTTATCTGCGAGAATTGCACGCACGGTTTCAAATGTAACTTTGGGTGCTTCGGGGGTTACCGGTTCTTCCGGTGCGGGGTTGCTGAACATCTCAGCCAGGGAATTTGCCACATCGTTAATAGTGGCGGCAGCGGAACGCAGGTCTTTGATAACCAGATCCAATTCGCTTACTTTGCTCATATCCGTTTCCTCCTTCCTTGATTTGCTTGTCTTTCATCGTCCGGCTGACCTTCTGTGCCAGACACAGGGCTACGATGCTGAATTCCAAAAGCAGGTCAATCAGCTCCTCTTCGGGAGACACCACCGCATTTCTCACCTCGTCCATTTCTTTCACCTCCATGCAAGGGGAGGTCTCGTTGTACCCCTTACACCCACCCCTGGACATCAAAATGCCGTTTGGTGTGTAAATCAGATAAAATTTTTCAAAATATTTTTCAGACGAGCAAAAAGCTTGTTTCGGCGGTAAGTAAATGCTTCACGGGTGATATTAAGTTCTGCTGCCGCAGCCCGTTCAGACAAGTCAGCCATAACAACTCGGCAGATGTCTTGTTCGCTGTCAGTGAGTTCTGCCAGCACAGCACGGAGTGCGTCAAGCAACTCTCGGTCTTCAAGTAAGTCGTTTGGAGTGGGACCACAATCCGGATACTCATCCAGCCAGCTTTCTCCACCAGCAACTTTGACATCTAGAGATCTGTGATCGCCAGCCCTGCGGAAGGGGCAGGTGTCGCAATCCATATCGCAGTCCAGACGCTTTGCTTCCGGGCAAACGCATCTGCCGTGGCGCTGTTGTTTTTTGCGGAAGGCATTGATGTCGCGATAGTAGTTATCAAATTCTTCTTCGGTTACCGGGATGCGCTCCCGGGTAGAACGGATGTAGATGTACTTTTGATTGTCATTGTTTTGCATATATTTGGCTCCTTTCAGATTCGTTGGAATCCGTCCAGAGCCGCCAATCCACCAAAATAGAAAAAGACGGCAGGCTGAGATCTACCT